GATGGATCAATATGTTTAAGCACTTCGTTAAAATCATTTTCTTTCATTTGATTCTCCTATACGTTTCCAGTGATAGCCTCCAGCTGTTTTCCTATTAGGTGCATTTCGGCAACATTCAGATATGTGACAATTGCTTATTCCACATTGTCTTGATGCTTCAGAAGCACTCATATAAGTAATCCCTGTTTCGACGCATAAAACTGGTTTACTTTTACCATTGTTTTCTTTAATCTTTTGACGTGTTGATAATGGTAAGTGTTTTCCGTATAAAGGATGATTTTCGCCACTATTTGCACAACGTAACTTCATTTTTGTTTCAGCACTTCTATGGGTTCCAAATTGAGGATGATTTTCTCCTGAAAGTTTTTCACTAGTTTTTTTCTTGGTATCATCGGTATGGTGTTTACCATACATAGGATGTTTAGTTCCAGTTCGGGATTTGCTCATTTTTAATCTTGTTTCCTGTGAAAGTATTGTTCCGGTAGATCCTCCCTTGCCGCCAGTTGAAAGATTGTATCCTTTTTGGGGATTACTACTGTCGTATTGTTTAATTAGTTTAATTTCAAATTGGAAGGCTTCTTCCCTAGTTAATCCACTAAAAATAATTTCGTGTTCAATGTTTTTCCATCCATATTTTTGAATAGCGTTCCAAAAGTGTGCTTGTCTATAATATCCATGTCCACTATCCCAACGCTTTTTAGGATCATTGTTAGTAATTCCTATATACACCTTACCGTTGGTAGCCGTGTGTTTATAAACACAATAATTAAAATTACAGTCTTGGTAATCTAGCCGGGAGGGATCTATATGGTCAAGTAATTCTAATTCGGTTAGTTGTGGCATTGTTTAAACCCTCCCTCATTTTTGTCCCGATGATATATGGATTTGCCCAGGTGCGCTGAAACCTTGCCCATTCCTTTTTCACTAATCCCCGCTTATCCCGGTACAACATAGCCATCGGCATAAACCCCGCCTTGATCGTCTGCCAGAGTCGTTTTTCTGCTTCTTCAAAAGTATCCTTCGGCCAACCGATCAGAACATAAGCCCTTAGTGCATGCGATGCGGTTGTAAACCCTGCTCTTAATAACTTCTTCCCTGCTTCAGCTAATGGCTCATAATCATCTGGTGTATCGTAGGCAAAGAACATACTTTCAGGTCTTAGTTTTTTAAGTTCTGCGGCGTGCCAATCTTTCAAACGTGCTGCCTCCAGACCACCTGTAAAAAGGGGATTGCCGTACTTCTGTCGCTTCAACATTTCAAACACTTCTCGGACGTGCTGATCCGAACAGGCCAATAAGTTTGGGTCTAAAATGTTGTTGCCTTCCTTGATTTCTAGTTCTATAGGGCCTTTCGGTTCGGCACAAAACCAGCACTTGCCCGTTTCAGCATTCGGGCAACCGCGAGAAGTAAAGACATACCCTGGTTTCAGATACATACCAGGTGTAAAATCACCTAATTTATATTGCTTACCCAATGCTGGTCCGCCGATCTTCACCGGTGCAACCCCCTCCCATTGTTTCGCCAACCATTCAGCCTTTGGCAAATCATAGGTAAAGGCTACGGATACATGAACTTCGTCTATTGGTGGCAGGAACATTCCCGGGGCATCAAAAAAAGATAATTCATCGTGCGGCGTTGCCTTTGTGATCCTCGGGAATACTCTAGCAATTACCATCACCAGTCCCCCTTATACTCACTCGGATTTATATCCCTCGGCACCCTCCAGCCATTCCCGGCTATACGGTCAATTAGCTTCTTAGCTGTATCGAATTGCCAGGTTCCAACATGCTGGAATCCTTTCCCCTCCAGGAACCTAATCTGTTTCGGCGTCGTAAGTCCCTCCATCCGCCTCATAGCTAACCGGTCAAGCAGTTTGCCAGCTTTCCCTGCATTATCGATTTGATCGGGGAATATTCCCAGCTTCTCAAGCGTCTGGATCTGCTTCTCACTGGGTGGGCCTGCTTCCCACCCAAAGGCCGGTACGTACCCGGCCAAGTCCTCAGCCTGGATGCTCATTTCAAACTGCAGCGGGTCAACCAGCTTGCGTTTCCGGTTCTTCATCTCCTGGAGTTGTTTCGCTAGGGCTTCTTCTCTGGCTGCCACTGCATCTTCTTTGGCCAGTACCTCTGCCTCCTGGATATCTACTAGCTGACCATCTTCCATATTCTTAGTCATTATTTCTGCCACTTCTGGTGATTCGCATATCAGATGGGCTGGGTGACATAACTCGTGGCGTTCAGTGTGCCAGAGAAAGTCCAGCAGTAGGAGGTGGTCCTTGTCAGGGTGGAGCCGGGTACCCCTACCAACCATTTGGCAATAGAGACTCCTGATTTTAGTGGGTCTGAGAACCACTATACAGTCCACGGGTGGGCAGTCCCAACCCTCAGTGAGGAGCATGGAGTTACATAACACGTCGTACTTGCCGGCCTCGAAGTCTGCCAACACCTCAGCCCGATCCTGGCTTTCCCCGTTGACTTCTGCTGCTCTAAAACCCTTAGATTCAAGGATGTCCCGAAATTTCTGACTTGTCTTTATAAGCGGTAAAAACACAACGGTCTTGCGGTCAAAACAGTATTTTGTCATTTCCTCGGCAATCTGATACAGGTAAGGATCAAGGGCAGTACCCAGGTCGGAGGTCTTGAAGTCCCCCGCCTGCTGGCCCACTCCGGTCAGGTCCAGTTTTAGCGGGATAGTCTGAGCCTTAATTTTGCATAAATAACCTTCTTTAATTGCTTTTGGCAGGGTGTACTCATACGCCAGGCTCTCGAAGTACTGCCCCAGGTTCCGCATATCAGATCTGTCAGCAGTTGCAGTTACCCCGAGTACCTTTGAGTTTCCGAAATACCCCAGCACCCTTTGATAACTATCAGCCAAGCAATGGTGGGCTTCATCTACTATAATCGTGTCAAAAAAGTCTGGTGGAAATTGCATCAAGCGCTTTTCCCGCATTAGGCTCTGGACACTGCCCACTACTACCCGGTACCAACTATTCAGGCATGTATCCTCGGCCTTTTCTACTGCGCACCCTAGCCCGGTAGCCTGGCTAAGCTTATCTGCGGCCTGATCCAGCAGCTCGCCCCGGTGAGCGAGTATTAGTACCCGCTCACCGTCCCGCACACAGTCCTCTGCCAACTTTGTAAAAACTATGGTCTTACCGGTACCGGTAGGGAGCACCAGCAAGGTTTTGCCGTTTCCTTTTGCCCATTCAGCCTGTATGGCCGTTTTTGCGGCTTTCTGATATGGTCTTAACTCCATACCTAAAACGTCCCCGGCTTAAAGCTCGGCTGAGCAGTAGGCTCATAGAATTTCTTAATCTCATTGAAGGTCATTTCCTTACCCTCATCGTTAGTCCATTTGCGAGTACCCACTTTGCAGCGACCCTTAGATCCTACTACTGCGTTAAAGTCCATTTTTAGCCGTTCGCCTTTCTGGCGTCGGCCAATACCCGCAAAAAAGGCACATAACATACCCTCGGTTATCGTATGCAGGAAAAGCTGATGCTTTATAACAGATATGCCTTCTTTTCCTTCAATTTTGATATGCACGACAGCCTTGTTGCATGGTGGTAGTTTTTCGGAACCATTGTGCCGGCCACGCTCAAATTCGACAACCTCGAAGTCATAGTCACCATCAGGCAGTATTACAAAATCCGGGCTATCATTTTCTATTACATCATCCCAGCCTAATTCTCTTTCTACGTTTATTTCTGTACCGATATCTGACCAATCATTTTTACTCATGCAAATAATTCCTCCTTATAAATTAATAGGGTATGTTTTCAATTTCTTTTATTATTTGGTACACCTGACCCCAGGCCCCTACTAATACGCCGTCAATAAATCCAGGATCATATTTAGATATGGGTGTATCGGCCGGATAATAACCTTTACTGGCCACTGCCCTCTGGATTTCAGATTCGCTAACATAGTTGGCATTCATTAGGTCGGCCAGGGCCTTTGGTATGTTGAGTTTTGGTTCAGGTGCTGGTGTGGGGTCTGGTTTCGCCTCCTGCTTAGGCGGCTCTGCAGTAGGTAGAGCCGGTTCGATTTTCGTAGCCGGTGCAGCCGTCGTACTTCTGACAGATATACAGTGCCTAATTTCATCATAATCAA